ATGAAGCTCAATGCTAGACAAGTCGAGACAGCAAAGCCAAAAGACAAAAGCTACAAAATGGCCGATGGCGGCGGTTTGTATCTCGAGGTTTCGGCCAAGGGGTCTAAATACTGGCGCATGAAATACCGACGCCCCTCTGACAAAAAAGAGGATCGCCTCGCTTTTGGTGTTTGGCCGACCGTGACGCTTGCTGAAGCTAGAACGAGGAGGGATGAAGCGAAAAAGTTGCTGGCGCAAGGTATAGATCCAAAAGCAGTACAGAAAGAGGCTCAAGCAGAGAATGCTGGTGCTTATAATTTTGAAACTATTGCTCGTGAATGGCACGCCAGCAACAAACGTTGGAGTGAGGATCATCGGGCGCGTGTTCTTCGCTATCTAGAGCTGTATATCTTTCCTTATATTGGCTTGTCTGATATCCGACAGCTTAAAACTAGCCATCTTTTAGCACCGATAAAAAAAGTTGATGCCAGTGGTAAGCATGATGTGGCGCAGCGTCTTCAGCAACGTGTTACTGCTATTATGCGCTATGCCGTACAGAACGATTATATAGATTCAAATCCTGCAAGTGATATGGCTGGTGCGTTATCGACAGCTAAAACGCGGCACTATCCAGCTCTACCATCACATCGTTTTCCTGAGTTCTTAGCACGTCTTGCTGCATATCGTGGTCGTATGATGACGAAAATTGCGGTTGAACTTTCTTTATTAACATTTGTTCGTTCCAGTGAGCTACGTTTCGCTCGCTGGGATGAATTCGACTTCGATAAATCTCTATGGCGTATACCTGCAAAACGCGAGGAAATTAAAGGCGTACGTTACTCATATAGAGGAATGAAGATGAAGGAAGAGCATCTCGTTCCACTTAGTAGGCAAGCGATAGGGTTGTTGGAGCAGTTAAAGCAGATTAGTGGTGATAAGACGCTGCTTTTCCCTGGGGATCATGACGCAACTAAGGTTATGAGTGAGAACACTGTTAATAATGCATTGCGTGCGATGGGCTATGATACGAAAACAGAAGTTTGCGGACATGGTTTTAGGACAATGGCACGTGGTGCGTTAGGAGAGTCAGGATTATGGAGTGATGATGCTATTGAACGCCAATTGAGCCATTCGGAACGTAATAATGTGCGAGCTGCGTATATTCATACGTCTGAGCATTTAGATGAGCGCAGACTAATGGTCCAATGGTGGGCAGATTATCTTTATTCCAACAGAGAGAAGCATATCTCTGCTTTTGAATTTGCAAATAAACTTAATAAAAATAGCCTTGATTAAGTCTCCGCTTAGTTTGAACTAGCCTTCATCAACAGCAATGCTTGTGTCTTTTTAACCTTCACTTAACAACTTCTTAGGCAATTATTCCATTGCTTTTAAAAACTAAGTATTCCTTAGTAATTTCGAGTGTAAAAAGTGCAAACCTACCTCCAAAAAGAGGATTTTCGATGCTTCCAATTAGGTTAAAAAAAGCCCGATTGAATGCTGGGTTAACTCAAGAACAGTTGGGAATACTTGTTGGCATTGATGAATGCTCTGCCAGTGCTCGCATGAATCAATATGAGAAAGGTAAACATATGCCCGATTTTTCACTTACTAAAAAAATCGCTGATTTATTAAATGTCCCTGTCTCATATTTTTACACACCCGAAGATGACTTGGCAGAAATTATTTTGTTGATTAATAAACTAGACAAAAAACAGCGGTTAATTTTATTAAAAAATTTATCAGATGGATTTATAAGTCATGAATAAGCAAGAAGTTATACTTAAAGTGCAGGAGTGTGCTGCGTGGTGGATTTTGGAGAGACAAAGTAAACTAACAAAGTTAATGTCAGAAACAATGTCCATAAATCCGTTTATGACCCCTTTTATTTTTGATTATCATTCCCTTAATGATTTTGATGAACTAGTTGAAGCAATAATTGCTAAGCATTTAATGACTGGGCATGATACTGGCTTTGGAAAATTGATTGATGAAAAAATACTTCCTAGAGTGTTTGGTGCATATAAATTAGATAAAAGTTATAGAGCTGCCAACGAGCCTTTTATACACCCTTGCTTTGATGAAATAGATCATGTAATACAAAGGGATGATGGTAGAATTGAGCTTTTATCTCTTAAGGCAGGGAAATGGACTATTCAATTGACGATGGCTGTCCAACTAAATAAAGCATTTCACGAAATCATAAATAATTATCCTGGAGTGGCTGACAATATAGTGGTTGGGGTTTTTTATGGAAATAGCCATGGATTAACTGATAAGTATAGAATCTTACGAGGTATCAATACTGGTGCAAACCACAATGTGATTGATATTCGTGACAAAGTGCATGTATATGCTGGTAAAGAATTTTGGTCATGGCTTAACAATGGTGAGGCTGAAACCCAGCATTGGGTACTTGAAGGTATAGAACGTGCTGTAAAAGAAGCAGATATAAAAGAAAAAAATAAAGATCTTATTGAAAAATTCAAAGAACATGTTGCAAAGAAGTACAATGAGCAAGTTCTAAATGCTGATGGCACAGCTCAATGGCACAAATTACTTGAAATGATTAATGAATAAAAAACTGGCCTAAGGGCCAGTTTTTTTATGACTAATTCTAAACTTCTTCTTCAAGGTCGTAGTAAGAAACATCTCCACTATATGCTTGACCATTTTTAAAGAAAGATCTGGTTCTAATATGCGGTCTAATATGGGTTTCTATATAATCTGGAGTTACTAAATCAGCAACCTTATTTTCTTGTATACGATGAAGAAGTTCCATAGCAGCTTCCCCTGCAACTTTACCTAACCGGACAGGAACTGCGTTACCTATCTGTCTGAATTTTTCTGTAGTTGTACCTTCAAATTTCCAGTAATCAGGAAACTCTTGTATCGCGGCAGCTTCACCAACAGAAATAGCTCTAAGTTCAGTTGGGTGGCACATACTTGTTCCCGCATGATTTGGCATTGTTACTACTGTGGGTGAAGGAAACTGGAAAGATAGTTTCCTCCAGTAAGCACTTCTTCCTCCTTTAAGATACCAGCTTTTTCCCATAGATTCTTTTTGCATTTCTTCTGGCATGCTTCTCCAGTTTCCGCCAGGTGGAACCATTGAAAGATATTTCAGTTTTCTTGGCGAAAAATTCATGACTTCTGGATATTTATCAACAAAACCGCTCTCTGGGCCAATTACATCCCCCAGCGTTTTGAATGGCGGAAGATTATCTTCTACTCTATTGCTGAATAAAGGGGAGGCGAAATTGGCTATCATTCCGAAGCGATTACCAATTAAAATAACACGCTCCCTAATTTGTGGGGCTCCATAGTTGGCAGCATTAACTACAAAGCAATCCACATGATAACCTAGTTTATTGAATTCGTTAGCTACCCTTTTTATTAGAGAGCCTTTTTCGAAAGCAGATGCTGCGATTGTGCCTGATAGCTCCTTCTTTTTAGAAGCTGGAACTATAGACATTGATAATAAACCGCGTACGTTTTCCATTACGAAAACTTTTGGGTTTAATTCTTTAATCATTCGAACATATTCGAAAATAAGCTGCCCTCTGGCATCTTCTAGCCCTAACCTATTTCCAAAAACACTAAATGCTTGGCACGGTGGACCGCCAGCAACTAAATCTATTTCTTCTTTATCATTCACTCCGGCTAGTGCTAATAATTCAGAGCCAGTGCAGTCAACAATACTACCTTCGAATACAGCAAGATTTGGCTTATTAGTTTTAATTGTTTTTAGAGCTGCCTTATCTTGTTCAACGCAAGCTACGAGCTCAAAGCCAGCCTCTTCGAGACCTAAGTCTAACCCCATTGCGCCACTAAATAGCGAAATAAACTTTTTACTAGACAAAATAATCACCTACATACTTAGCAGCCAAATACTAGGATATTGTAAAGGATTAACACTAATCCTCAACTCAAGTTTCAGGGATCTTAGCAGAATCTGCTTTGCAAGGATTCTATGAATGTAAATTAATAGATACTGGCGCGCAGTGCTTTCCCCGCCTCGCCCGCCCGCTTTGCGGGGCGGTTTTAATGCAGTTGCACTGACACGCTCAGACCGCGCCGGGAATGGCGCGGTTTGCAGAAAATGAGGCAGGGAAACGCATGCAAAGCCATGCACCTTATCGATGCATGGCTTTTTTCAGTAAAAACGGGCGGATTTTCGGGGAATTTTACACTGACTGACGTGATGCCAGTTGCGCACTTTTACGCGAAAAAATCATGTTCTGCGCAGGGGTGAATTTTTCACGGCTGTCATCCACCGAAGCCACGTCAGGCCTGAATCCGATGGTCGTTAAAATGTCGCTATCCTGTGCGGAATAATTAATTTTTTCACCCTTCGCAAGCCAGGACAGAAGGGCTTCACGCAGGGCATCTGTGGCACGCTGTATGGCACAGTTTCGGGCAATGGCCGTCAGCTCACTGTAGCCCATCAGCTCCGGTGCCAGTGCGGCCGCCAGTACTGTGCCGTGCTGCTGCATAAAATCATTCAGCCGGTCGCGGATGCTGATGTGCTGAACGGCTTCATGCGAACGAATATAACGACCAGCGGCCTGATTCACCTGCCATTTTCTGACTTCGATAATATTGCGTAATTCGTCCAGGCGGCTGACGTTTCTGCCTTCTCCTGACAGAAGCCGCAGATATTCCTGTTCGGCCGCTGCCAGCTCATTTTTGCGTTGCAGCCATGCTGCTTTGTTATTCTGACAGGTGTCAAAGGCCTGCTGTAAGGCTGTGCTTTCCATCGTTATCTCTTTCTCATCATGCTGAAGAATAAAAATACGGTGTGCGGCGACGGCCGGGGTTAACCGGCAGCCCTCATTCCAGACGCAGCGAATATGATTGTGTTTTTAACCGTACTGGCGGCAGTTCCTGTTTTTCATGCAGGCGTTCTGCCAGTTCGTCCGGCGTGACCGGGCGGACAATGAAGCGGGTGATGGTCTGAAGCGTTTTAAACACCAGACCACAGCCCGGATCCGTGCACACATAAAAACGCTCGGTGACTTCCTGAGACAGACGCCGCGATGTTCTTGACAGCGCAAGGCCTTTACATCTCCGACAACAATATCCGGTAACAAGCATTCTTTTCGGGCGTTTCATACTGCCGGAGGCTGACGTCAGTGAATCGCGGTATCTCTGTTTGCCTGAAATGTATTCCATTCCTGAATCTTTACTGTCAGAGAAAAAGCTTTCACTCGCTTCAAATGTCGCAGAGCAATAAATATTCCGGCACTGTGCAATCATTATCTTGGTGCCATCGTCCATGAAATGTGCGCGACGGGTGTGAGCAACATGTCCACACGACGGGCAGTAAATCATGACAGCAGTCCTCTGGCCTTAAGCTCTGCTCCCTGCTGGTCTATTTTGTCCTGCCACACCTTGCGCTGTGCCGGTGTGCCTGCCACCTCATAATCCATGTGCGGAAGTGTTGCCGCTGACAGTCCGGTCAGCCGGAGAACCGGCTCGCCGGTGAGGCTGATTTGCATCTGTTTTATTTTCTGTTCCAGTGATGATTTCACCTGCTGCATGACAACTTTATCGGGTGCGACGTAGCCCTGATGCCCGGTGGTGTTGGCGAGCGGATTTTCCTGTACCAGAATGCTCAGATGCATTGCCCGGACAAGCGCCTCACAGGTTTCATTCAGGGCGTGTTCCAGCTCATGCTCTGCATACAGACTCAGAAGGTGATGATGTGCCTTCCGGTAGGCGGTGGCCGTGCTGTCACACGCCCCTTTCAGGCGTTCGCGTTCAAAATTCAGCACCACGGCCAGATTGTCATATTCCTGTACCAGCTCCCGGCGTGCCACGCGCTCAATGTGGCGCTGTTTCAGCTCGTCGCTCAGGACACCACTGGCTGCACGAAAGGCCGTGCGCCAGTCGTCAGCGTCGTTTCCGTCGGCCTGCGTCAGCGCATTTTTTTCCTGCTCTGCCCGTTCAATGGCCGTGACGGTCTCATCCATCAGGCGGGCGTTCTCAAGGTGGGCGGCTCTGGCCTTTTCCAGTTGTGCCAGTGCGGGTTGCAGATATTCAGGGATGGTGTTGTCAGACATTTTCCGGCTCCTCGTCACTTCAGGTTGAGAAAATTGTGACGTACACCGGACAACAACACGACGCATTGCAGATGTGCCAGCCCTGACACAGGAGACTCATCCTCAGACCGGCAAGCCAGGAAAAGGTCGCAGGAAAAACCGGCTTACTGTTTGTTTTTTTATATTTTACTGTTCACCTCTGTTCACCATAAGAAAAAAGATAAGTAATACAGTAAGTTAAAGGGTGAACAATCGCAGTAATGACTGTTCACCGTCTGTTCACCACTGTTCACCCGTTGATGGGCTTTTTGTGCTGTTTATTACTGTTTGTTTTTATTAATTCGCCGGGAATGAATAAGAAAAAACGATTTGTATTTCACTATAAAAATTACGAATTGCTTTAAGTGGCTTTAAATGACTTTAAGTGGAGATGAACAAAAAATACACAAGCATTGTAAGGCTGCCGGAACAAATCCCCCCTGTTGCGTCTGCTGAAAATATTCACAAAATAAAGCGCTACCCGAAGCCGGACGGACTTATCCGGTGCTGTATGGACATTAACGAGGTAGCCCGATGCAAGCTGTTTTTCTTCCCCGTCTCCCGCCCCTGTGACGCCACTGATGCCGCTGCCGGACATCACACAGGAGCGTTTTTTACGTCTTCCGGAAGTGATGCACCTGTGCGGCCTGTCACGCTCGACCATCTACGAACTCATCCGTAAGGGGGAATTTCCGCCGCAGGTGAGTCTTGGCGGTAAAAATGTGGCCTGGCTGCACTCTGAAGTCACCGCATGGATGGCCGGACGCATTGCCGGACGCAAACGGGGGTACGACGCATGATGATGCCCGCTCTGCAAAAACTCCCTTTTTCTGGCTTGCCTTTTTCCGGCATTTGCGGATATAGTTTTTCCGCTGCCGCAAAATCGGCAGCCGGGCGTGGAAACCCGAGTATGTTATCGGCGACATATGACGCGCCATGCGTCTTTTTTTGTGTCGCAATCAACGCCACAGAGCGCCAGATTATGGTGTGGTGTGTGGTCAGTCGAGCAAATGGCACTCCGTGCATTCTGCCCGCGTCCGCTCATTATACCGCAGAGTCAATGGTAGCTCAGGCGGGGCAGCCTCCGGGCTGGCCGGTTTCCGATAACGCCGGTATTTCCACCCCCGTCTGGGCTATCGCCATTGAGCGTGGAAACTCCGGCGATAGCGTCATTTACGCTGTTATCGGAGGTTGCCTTATGGCTACGACCCTTACCCCCTCACACCCTGAATTTGTCTTTGTGTTTGCGGCTGTCCGTCGCGCAGACCGTCATCCCCGTATCTGTATGCTTCGCACCGTCGCCGGTGATGAACGCAGCGCCCGCCGTTCCCTTGTCCGTGACTATGTGCTCTCCCTTGCTGCCCGTCTGCCGGTGGTGGAGGTGTCTCGTGCGTAATAAAAAAGCCCCTCAGACCGTCTCAGCGCGTCATGACGCCCGTGAACACCTCAGCATTGAGGCTTACCATAAGCTCAACCGCGCCAGCGCCGTATCCCAGTTTGTTGGGGGTGATTTGATTCACCGTGAACTCTCCGGCCTGCATCAGCTCTACATTCCGCATATTTTCAGCTACCTGAATGAAGATATTGATTTTGTGCTGAATGAACTGAAAGCCAAAGGCCTGTGCCGCGATTTTCTCGCCCAGCAGAAAGACCGGGGAGACAGGACGCATGTTTGATTTTCCCCAGCCCGGTGAGATTTACCGTTCTGCCGGTTTTCCCGATGTGGCCGTGGTCGGCATTCTGGAAGACGGTATTCCGTGGGAAATGCCGTACCGCTGCCCGGACATTGTCTGGAACCCGTACCGCCGTAAATTCAGTATCCTTGTGCGTATCCTCGCTGACGGGCGCACCACAGACATCCCGCTGGGGCGTTTTCTGCGGGAATTTACCTGTGACCGTCCTGACCTGTTTAAACGCAGCCCCGTAAACCGGCATGCGGTACTGAAAGAAATGGCCGGAGACCCGGAATTACAGAAATGGCGGGAGAAATATCTGGATATTTACCCGCAGGGCCCTGTTCCGGTCAGCCGGGCGGCACCGGTGGCGCGGGAATGGCGGGAAATTCCCCGCACGGAGCCTGACCCGGAAATCACCCCGGATAACAGTTACCGCAATTATCTGTAATTAAAAAACGACACCCGAAAAATTAAATGTGCGTATTCGCGCAGGGATACGCACGTCTTCAGGAGACGCAGATATGCCTTATCAGTTAATGCAACCGGCACGGAATGCAGTCATCTGTCACAGGGAGGAAAGCAAATGAAAACACCCTTACCGCCCGTCTTACGCGCAGCCCTTTACCGTCGCGCTGTCGCCTGTGCCTGGCTGACCGTGTGCGAACGTCAGCACCGCTACCCGCATCTCACCCTTGAATCACTGGAGGCGGCCATCGCCGCTGAGCTGGAAGGCTTTTATCTGCGCCAGCACGGTGAGGAAAAAGGGCGTCAGATAGCCTGTGCCCTGCTGGAAGATTTAATGGAATCCGGCCCCCTGAAGGCCGCGCCGTCGCTGTCCTTTCTCGGGCTGGTTGTGATGGATGAACTCTGTGCCCGTCACATAAAAGCGCCGGTACTGCACTGAAGGAGAACAACACCATGAAAATGAACGTAACCGCCACCGTCAGCCATGCACTCGGCCACTGGCCGCGTATTCTCCCGGCGCTGGGGATTCAGGTGCTGAAAAACCGTCATCAGCCCTGTCCGGTCTGTGGCGGGAGTGACCGCTTCCGTTTTGATGACAGGGAGGGGCGCGGCACCTGGTACTGCAATCAGTGTGGTGCCGGTGACGGCCTGAAACTGGTTGAAAAGGTGTTTGGTGTTTCCCCGTCCGACGCGGCCACAAAGGTGGCTGCCGTGACCGGCAGTCTGCCCCCGGCTGACCCGGCAGTGACGGCCGCCGCCGGCGCTGAAACAGACGCTGCCCGGAAGAACGCCGCCGCACTGGCACAAACCCTGATGGCAAAAACCCGTCCCGGAACCGGTAACGCCTACCTGACCCGCAAGGGCTTTCCCGGCCGGGAATGCCGGATGCTGACCGGCACACACAGAGCCGGTGGCGTGAGCTGGCGCGCCGGTGACCTTGTGGTGCCACTGTATGACGACAGCGGCGAACTGGTTAACCTTCAGTTAATCAGTGCTGACGGCCGTAAGCGCACCCTGAAAGGCGGACAGGTCAGGGGCACCTGTCACACCCTTGAAGGACAGAATCAGGCCGGAAAACGTCTGTGGATAGCGGAGGGATACGCGACCGCACTTACCGTACATCACCTGACCGGTGAAACGGTGATGGTGGCGCTTTCTTCCGTGAACCTCCTTTCTCTGGCCAGCCTTGCCCGGCAGAAGCATCCGGCCTGTCAGATTGTCCTTGCCGCAGACCGTGACCTCAGCGGTGACGGCCAGAAAAAAGCCGCCGCAGCCGCAGATGCGTGTGAGGGTGTTGTTGCCCTGCCGCCGGTCTTCGGTGACTGGAATGATGCCTTCACGCAGTACGGCGGGGAAGCCACCCGTAAGGCCATTTATGATGCCATCCGGCCACCGGCTGAAAGCCCGTTCGACACCATGAGCGAAGCGGAGTTTTCCGCCATGAGTACCAGCGAAAAGGCCATGCGTATCTATGAGCATTACGGCGAGGCGCTCGCGGTCGATGCCAACGGCCAGCTTCTGTCCCGCTATGAAAATGGTGTCTGGAAGGTGCTGCCGCCACAGGACTTTGCCCGGGATGTGGCCGGGCTGTTTCAGCGGCTGCGTGCGCCGTTCTCCTCCGGGAAGGTGGCCTCCGTGGTGGATACCCTGAAGCTGATTATTCCGCAGCAGGAAGCCCCCTCCCGCCGCCTGATTGGCTTTCGTAACGGCGTGCTCGACACGCAGAACGGCACGTTCCACCCGCACAGTCCGTCACACTGGATGCGCACCCTGTGCGATGTGGATTTCACCCCGCCGGTGGACGGTGAAACGCTGGAAACCCACGCTCCCGCGTTCTGGCGCTGGCTTGACCGTGCCGCCGGTGGCCGTGCGGAAAAACGCGACGTGATTCTGGCCGCACTGTTTATGGTGCTGGCAAACCGCTACGACTGGCAGCTCTTTCTGGAGGTGACCGGTCCCGGCGGCAGCGGCAAAAGTATCATGGCCGAAATAGCCACCCTGCTGGCCGGGGAGGATAACGCCACGTCGGCCACCATCGAGACGCTGGAATCCCCGCGTGAACGTGCCGCGTTAACTGGCTTCTCACTGATACGCCTGCCGGACCAGGAAAAATGGAGCGGCGACGGAGCCGGACTCAAGGCTATCACCGGCGGCGATGCGGTGTCCGTTGACCCGAAATACCGGGATGCGTACTCCACGCATATCCCGGCGGTGATTCTGGCCGTGAACAATAACCCGATGCGCTTCACCGACCGCAGCGGCGGCGTGTCACGCCGGCGGGTGATTATTCACTTCCCGGAACAGATAGCCCCGCAGGAGCGCGACCCGCAGCTTAAGGACAAAATCACCCGCGAGCTGGCGGTCATCGTGCGTCACCTGATGCAGAAATTCAGCGACCCGATGCTCGCCCGGTCACTGCTTCAGTCCCAGCAGAACTCAGACGAGGCGCTGAACATCAAACGGGATGCAGACCCGACGTTTGATTTTATCGGCTATCTGGAAACCCTGCCGCAGACCAGCGGCATGTATATGGGGAACGCCAGTATCATCCCGCGTAATTACCGTAAATACCTCTATCACGCCTATCTGGCCTACATGGAGGCAAACGGCTACCGGAATGTACTCAGTCTGAAAATGTTCGGGCTGGGGCTGCCGGTGATGCTGAAGGAATACGGACTGAATTACGAGAAGCGCCATACCAAACAGGGGATACAGACCAACCTGACGCTGAAAGAGGAAAGCTACGGCGACTGGCTGCCAAAATGTGACGACCCTGCAACAATCTGA